CCATCTGTATAGGGTGACGTTGGTTGTGGCGATACCGAACTACTCAACAACGTTCGGCAATGAACATCAGGTCACCGCGTTAGACATGATCCTTGACATTGTTGGTAACGAACCAGAGATTGCTGTTCTTGACAGCAAGGAAACGAAACTTAGATTGGTGGAAGCAAAATGAGCGAGCAACTAGGACTATTCACAGCAGCGCGTCGTACTGATCCTGCAACGTCACAAATGAATCGCGACGCGTTTATCAAGAAAGGTTCACAGCGAGATCGTTTGCTGTGGACTTACTATGGCGTTGAAGGATTAACTGATGAAGAAGCAGGGAAAGAAACACGATGGCAAGACTCAACAATGTTTGAACATCGCATTTGTTATTGGAAGCGATGCAGTGAACTACGCAAACTGGAATACATAATCCCTACGGGAGAAACACGCACAAGTTCTTTCGGACAGCAACAACAAGTATGCGAGATCACCGCGCTCGGTGAGGCATACATCAATGAAGGCAAATGGTTTGATTAACGATTGGCGCAAACTTGCTGTTTGTGTTGGTGTTGATTCAAGAATCTTTTTCCCTGAGTACGCCCAAAGCGAAAAGGTATGGACACGCGCGCGTGTGATGTGCAATCAATGCCCAGTACAGACTGAGTGTCTGGAGTTTGCACTACAATGGGAAGATCTTGAAGATCGTTGGGGAATGTATGCAGGTCATACGCCGAATGAACGTAACCTGATACGCAGCGAAAGAAGGAAGTGGAAAAGTGTTTGAGTGGAAGCAAGGCAACACGCGTATGTTGTCCCCCAAGAACGTTGAAGAAATGATGGTTGCTATTGGCTTGAAGGAAAGACACGCCAACATTGACATTATGATGACAACGGAAGTATTCGCTGACTTGTGTTTCAGATTGGTACGTTTGGAATCAACGCAATGCCCATGTGCAGACATAGACGAAGGAGATGAGTATGACTAGCAACTTGAAGCCGAAAGCAGAGTGCGAAGGCAACAAAGATAAGTGCAGCAATAAGAGTTGTCCGTTGTACGGCACGTTAGGCAGGGAAGGTCGTGATGGTAAACGTCGTGTTGCTGGTTGTGGCGATCCTGTTGCGCGTGGGAAACGTAATCGCGCGAAGGGTGATGCCAAAGCAAGACGCGCACGGCAGACACTTGGCATTGCTGGTGCGAATACAAGACACGAAGAACATTGGGGTGGCGCGTTCCGCGTTGAAGTTAAGGCAGGGAAACAGATCGCGCCAATGTGGACTAGGTATTTACTTGCTGAACAACAGAGCGAACAGGGACGCGCTATTGGAGATCCAAGACCTTTCGTGATGGTTGCAATGCCAGACGACACAACCGATGGTTTGATCATTGGTCGTCTATCCACGTTGGGTGCATTGTTGAGATTGATAAATGAAGAAGGAGAACTGTGAGTGTTCGGTGGATAAGTTTTGTTTGGGAATCATCACCGTATGAAGGCAGAAGATTGCTACTGCATCTAGCGTTGGCTGACTTCGCGAATGATGAAGGCAGTTGTTTTCCTTCGCAGAAAACTTTGGCATCAAAAGCGCGCACTACGGAAACATGGGTGAGTGCTTCTGTTAGGCAAATGATCAAAGACGGTTTCTTAGAGATAATTGAGAAGGGAAATGGTCGTGGTAATCGCACGATCTATCAACTCAACAAAGGTGTAACTCAGATTGGGGAAACTCATAAAGGGGAAACTGACGATGCAGAAACCCCCAACGTTGAACATATGTATCTATATAAGAACCGTAAGGAACCGTCAAAGGATCTTGCGTCATCGTTTGAGCAGTTCTGGAATAAATATCCACGACGTGTTGCGAAGGTTGCAGCAAGAAATGTTTTTCTATCGGTGATGTTGAAACCTGATGCGCCATCGTTAGATACTTTGCTAACAGCAGTGGACAACTACGCCAAAAGTGAGATAGACAAGAAGTACATCGCTCACCCTGCTACTTGGCTACGTCAAGGACGGTGGGAAGATGATCAACCAAGTACGACTACGCCAGTTCAAAAGGACTGGCATCTAGATCAGGCTTATGACCGTGTTGTGCCTTTCGCGCATTTACGCAAGTCGTGGGAAGAATGTTTGGATCTCATTAGCGGTTTTGAACCGCGTGTGATTGAACCCTGCAAGAAGATCTATGACCAGATACGCGCACAGCAATGATTGGAATCACTCATGCAAAAACTATTTGTCACATCTCTATTATTTATTGGCTTGATGTTTCCGCCATCAACTGCGCAAGCGCACACACGCGGTGATCTTCCGCGAATGTCTGAACGTCGCAAGTATCAATTGTCAATGAAGTTCATTGATCGTTTGGCGCATTGTGAAACACATTCCAATTGGCAGGACGGTGGCAACTGGTCTGGTGGTCTTGGCATTGCGCGTTCAACATGGATCGCATTTGGCGGAAGGCAGTTTGCTGGCAAGCCACCACACGCGACGAAGCATGAGCAGATCATTGTTGCCAATCGGATCGCGTTGTGGGGATTCACACACCGTGATGGTCGTTTTGTTTATCCTGTTGGCTTGGGCGGTTGGGGTGGTTTGGATTGCGCGCGTCCTGTACGGCTCATACATCGGCGCATACCACGCTCTATGGCGTTCTCCCTGCATGAAACGGGTAGCCCATACGATTCCGCACCATCGTAGGTAGAACGGCTCTGGGAGCCTTAGAGCGAATCTATTAGGCAAAGCGTTATGGAGCATGGGTATTACAAATGACTTGTCATAGGCACCTATTCGGCATACGCTCTTGTTATCGGGATTAAGGAACCGATACCTAGAGAAGGAAAAACAATGGAAACAACAATCAACATCTTCACGGATCACATCAACGCGGTGATCCTTAAAGAACACACAAGCGTTTGGGCATTCTGTTCAAAACTTGAAGACGTAGGTGTTTACACCGAACAGCAGACAATGGGAGAACGCGCAGTAGGAATGCTCGTTCAGGGATTACGCGAATGGGCTTCGTATCGCCAGTCAGCGCGCAAAGAATACGAGTCACTGATGAGACAAGCACAAGACAAGATCAACGACGTTGACAACAATCAGAGCATCTTCTGGGAACTTGATTCGGATCGCGTAAAGGAATACAACGCCAAAGCAGCAGCGCAAGTTGAGATAGCCCAAACCGCGTCATACATCATCGGACTTAACAACGAAACACTCAAACAACTATTCGCAACCGTCACAACGTTGCAGTTCGCAAAGTAAGGAGAAGGAACAATGAAAACTACATACATCATCAAACTCAGTTCATCAACGAACCCCAACCGCAGTCGTCGTTTCTTACGTTCGGTTTGTAAAGATCGCATAACGGAAACCACCCACCCAAGATTGGCTAGAGCGTTTCAAAGCGAAGAAGAAGCACAAGCACTCATCAGCCAGATTCAGTACCAGATCCGCGCAATCATGTTGGTTGAGACTTACATGATCCCAACGAAGGAGACAGCACAATGATCCTCACGACATACGAACAACGCGGAACACTTACCTACATCAAAAGCGACTACACATGGAAGATCATTGAAGGGTGGTTTTACCATCACGGCAACACAGTGGTCATGCGCAAGATTGGTGGACGAAACAGATTCCAATTCATAACAGTGAGTCAGATCATTGACTTTGAACCACATCAACCAAAGAAGGAAACAACAAAATGAAAAAGCCATATTGGACACACAAAGGTATGCAAAAGAAGTTTTACACTTTTGAGGCAGCACAGGAATCAGCCAAGATCATTGAGAACATGGGCTTTCCAAAACCACCTATCACCTATCACCGAATGTTCGGCTCATTATGGGTGACCACTTCATGCGAGGAAAGCAAATGAGTTACATCAAGAACGCCATGATGAACGTCATAGGCGACAACGCAAGCGAGACATACATCAAGGTTTCACAACTAGATGCGGAAACAGCGAACGCGTATCTGGCAATGATCGTAATGACCAGATACTTCAAAGAACTTTGGCGCGACAATTACCTATTGGACGAAGATTTTGAAATAGCAATCAAACAGGCACAGGAATTAGCACCGTGAAAAGAAAAATACAGGGCACACTTTGCTTCGCATCATTCATTGCAGCGATCTTCGCAGGTGGCGGACTAGAAGGAACGACAGCACCAATTTCTTGGTATTGGTTTGGCATCTTCTTCACAACAGCAATCTTTCTTCTACCAAGAAGAATCAGAATCTCATCAACAGAAGGAAACAACAAATGAGTACAGAAACCCAACAGTGGCTTAACCAGAATGTTCTGGTTGGCATGACAGATAAGCGCGGAACCGCGTGGCATTACAAAGCAAGCGAACAAGGAACAGAGCCAAACCATTACACAGGGCAGATCCCTATTGAAGATGTGCGACGCAGACTGTTCAACTGGCAAGCAACGAAGGAACCAATGTTTGTTATTGGCGCAGATGCTTACCAACGGATAGTTCCGAATCGCGTTGCCATCGTGCGCGACGATACATGGGACGTTCTTGGTGTCGTATCGCCAACATACGAACCACATCAATACGACGAATGGCTATTGCGATCAGTAGGAAACATTCTTGATGACTCACTCGTTATCGGTTCAGCAGGGCTATTGAAGAACGGTGCTGTGGCTTGGGTGCAGATTGAGATGCCAGATAACTACAAAGTTGCTGACGTTGAGTTCCGTCCGAACCTACTTGCGACAACATCATTCAACGGATCTATCGCAACAACATACAAACGAACGGTAACAGTCGTTGTCTGTGACAATACTCGCAACAGCGCGTTGCGCGAACACGGACAAGAGATCTCCATCAGGCACACATCAAAATCTGGATTGCGTCTTGGCGATGCGCGAGCAGCGTTGAACATTGTGCATACGATGGCTGACGAGTTCACGCAGGAGATCACGGCACTGCTGGCGATGAAGGTCACAGATCAGCAATTCCAGAAGTTCGTGAATATCCATGTGCCATTGAACGACGAAGAATCAAAGCAAGCAGTATCGCGCGCTGAGAACGTTCGGTTTGAGTTTCAGAACCTTTGGCAGAATGATGTTCGTGTGGCACCTTGGCGCGGAACTGGCTTTGGCGTTCTTCAAGCGGTGAACACACATCGCCAACATATGCGCCCAACACGCGGAGATACCGTACTGGTTGAACGGACAATGATTGATTCCCTAACAGGTAAGACTGAGTTGGCGGATCGCAAGGCAACACAACTTTTGTACTCGATCTGAACTGATACATTGAACATTCGTAGTACGCGCTGTGACACCCCCAAGTCATGGCGCGTACTGCTATGTTGATCGTCTTATGACACGCAACGATCTGCAACTGGTTCTACATTTTCTACAAAGAACAGTTGCGCGTGGCGCAGAAGAAGACTTACTGTGTGACTTGGTTGCACGAATTGAGAAGGAAATTGACAAATGGAACAAGAAGCCACCTACATAGAGTTACTTGAAGAACGTATTGATTCGCTGTGCGTCGCTAATGAAGAACTGCGCGAACGGCTTGATAAAGCAAGTAACGAATTGGTATCTATTATTGAGCGTACCCAATTGCTTGAACAAAAGAACAGAGATCTCAGCGCACAGGCAGATCGCTTGCGCATACACTTACAACAGGGCATAGAACTCTGAGAAGGAAAACATAATGAACAACATCACTATTGTCGGTAGCGTCGGGCGCGATCCTGAACTGCGATACAGCAAAGACGAGAAACCAATTGCAGTGTTCTCGGTAGCAACCGATTACGGACGCGACGAAAACAAGAAAACATCTTGGCACAACGTTGTCGCATTCGGATCTCTCGCTGAGAACGCCATCAAGACAATCCACAAAGGCACCAGAGTGATCGTGTCAGGCAGGCTTGACGTATCTGACTATCAAACCAAAGATGGCGAGAAGAAGAAGAAGCACGAACTGATCGCTGACGCGATTGGTATTGAATTGCGCTTTGAATCGGTTGAGTCGTACATGGTGGCAGAAGAAGTTTTCTGATGCTGGACTTACTGACGTTTGTTATTTTGATTACGTCGGTGTTCCTTCTTGGGTTCATGTTGGGTAAAGACAAGTGACCGATGAGAACGAAATGCGCAATGCGTACATTCGCGCCAATGAATTAGAGAATCAGACAATAGATCTGATAGAGCATCTACGGACACGCATCAAAGAACTAGAAGCCGAATGCCGACGACTAGAACGAACCGCGTATGACTAACAAACGTGTGCTGATGTTCGCAATCGTCTATCTGACAATGATGCTCATACTGGTGGCAGGCTTATTCGCTGAGTGATTATAATGATGGCACTTAGAAGGAGTCATTATGATCAGAGAAGAACTAGCCCAACACGCCATTGCGATTGGATCAGTAACAAACCACCCACGCAACGTGCGACAGGGAGACATTGGTGCCATCAGCCAATCACTTAAAGACAATGGGCAGTACAGACCAATCGTTGTTCAACGATCCACAGGTCATGTTCTAGCAGGCAACCACACACTCAAAGCAGCGAAGGCACTCGGCTGGAAAGAGATCGCAGCAACATTCGTGGATTGTGACGATGATCGCGCACTGCGCATCTTGCTCGCAGATAACCGCACAAATGATCTGGCGTCATACGACGACAACGCGCTTGCCGAACTACTCAAAGAACTTGCCACAACAACATTGGCGTTAGAGGGATCAATGTATTCAGGCGATGATCTTGACGACATTCTTTTCAAAGCCGAATATAACCACGGCAACACAACAGCCGACGGTGGCACACACGACAACAGCGACAACTACTACGACAAAACAATTCGCAGCCTGATCCTCGTCTATGAAGAAGATACACACAAAGAACTTGTTGCCAAGTTAGACAGAATTGTTACCGAACTTGACGTCAAAGATTACAGTCAGGCTGTAAAGCGTTTAATAGAACAATGGAAATAATTGAACGCCAATTCCAAACTTGGGAACCAGACAAAGACAAAGCAAATAGATTCGCTGATGTACTTAGTGGCATCAAACACGACGTTGCTATCAAAGATGCAGATACGAACGAGATTGTTGTTCTTCAAAAGAAAATAGATCTGGCATCAATTATTGATCTGCCTAACTTGCTGCGCCATTTACGGCTCAAAGGCAACTACACGCAAGCGCGCACAGGTTCAATGCAGAGAGCATCAGGAATCAAAGCCAAAGAACAATGGTTTGGATACATACCACCAGATACTTTGAAACGACGTTACGCAATAAACCGTTCCGCGCTTTACACAAAGAACCCAGAACTTGGTTATGGTCTTGAACACTTGACACCTGTGTTGTGGAATATGTTGAAGCAGACATTGCCTGAACAAACAATGAACCACGAAACAGTAGTCGCGGAATCCATACATAGAGATTGGTGGCTGGAAAACTGCCCGTTCACTTCGGGCATCATCAACCACACAAACGTTCTGCCATACCACAAAGACAGAGGAAACCTCAAAGACAGTTGGTCAATGATGTTGGCACTACGCAAAGGCGATGTCGGTGGCGCGTTACATCTTCCTGAATACAACGAAACAATTGCTGTGCCTGATTGCTCAATAACATTCTTCAACGGACAGAAGTATTGGCATGGCGTATCACCAGTAGCCTTACAACACCGAGATGCTTACCGCTTCACTCTGGTTTGGTATGTCAAAGACAGAATCAAAGTATGCCTATCGCGCGAAGAAGAACTAGATCGTGCAGCAAACTCTGCATCAAACGGTTCACGCAGTAGCAACCCAGCAAGAACGAAAAAGAAGTGACCGCTACAAACCTTTGGCAAGACTACGTTGCATTTCATACTGAACAAATAGTTTCGTGGGACATAGATCCCATTTATCCAGTCTTGCAATACATCAACAAAGATGTTGATAACGAATCAGCACTCTGGCTTACCTTCTTGCACGTCGCTTACTACCACATCGGTTCAGCACTCGCAGTATGGCATGAACACCCATACCCAGTAGTGCCAAGCGACGCCATGTTGCGACTACCTTGCGGAACAGAACGACGCGCACATCGCTCTCCCGACAAACTCAAAAGACACTTGACACATTTGGTTGAACACGCACCGCTAGAAACATTTGTGCAACGTGCCATTACAAATGACCCAAGAAGATCTTGGTCGCGTATGGAAGTAATGCTGCAATCAATCTGGGGCAACGGCAGGTGGGCGACATACAAGACCTCAGAGATGCTAATGAAGGTCAATAGATTGCCATTGGAAGCAACAGACATGGGACACAAGAACGGTTCAGGCTCAAAGCATGGATTGAAGTTGCTTTATCCAAACGCGCCAACAGGCAACACGGAGCGCGACATTGTTCTATTGGATCGTATGTCCTTAGAGTTAGTTGAACGACTCAAAGCAGAAGGTGCGCCAGCAACTCTTGAAACGGCAGAAACATCATTGTGTGACTTCCACTCAATGCTTGAAGGCAGGTACTATGTTGGGTACGACATTGACGCGATGATCAGCCAATTACGTGCTGTACCATCAGCACTAACAGAGAAGGCTTTTGAAGCAAGACTTGCCACGATACCTGTGGAATATCTTGGTGAGATAAATGGTTGGGATACTACGGACGATGAACGCAAACGCGCCTACAAGCAACAACGCGCAGTCCTTTTCCGTTAGGACAGCCACACTCACAGATCGCTTTCTGGTTGAAACGATTGTGCGCCAATGTGGGAAGCACGTCAGTGACTACTTCGGCATACGAAACCTGATTGATTTCTATCGCAAGGGAGAAGTGTTCATAGTTGAAGATGGTTCACCGATTGCATTTGCAGTAGCGAAACCATTGATACGTGAACAAGTAATATCGCTATATGAGATAGGCGTTGTGCCACACAAACGCGGTCAAGGTATCGCAACGAAACTCATGTACCACATTGATGCTCTCCACCCCAACCGCACTTGGCGACTGGTCGTCAATGATGACAACGAACCTGCCCGTATCGCATACGAACGATTGGGATTGAAGGCTTACGCATACGACAAAACCAAAGGTGGCAGACCAATAGTCCGAATGGAAGGAACGTTGCGATGAGAAAGATAATCATTGTCGGCTCTGGCGTCGCAGGATCATGTGCGCAAAGGATAGGCGAATACTATGGCTGGGAAACAACAGTCATAGATCCCACACCACAACTGGCTGCTTCACGCGCTGCATTGGCAACGATCCGCCCACAATGGCTTGGCAAGAACGGCAGACAAGACGCACAACACTCTTGGCGATGGTACGAACGATGGAACGCAACCATCACACAACAGGCGTTGGTGTCATCATGGAAGAAACCAGAACCAGAACTACAACGCGACTGGTGGCTTGTAGAACCAATCGGTCTGCTCGTTGAACCGAACATTCACGAGCAAGTGATCAACATCAATGGCACAACCGTCACAACCGATAAGCAAACACTCAAAGGAGATGCTGTACTGGTCGCGGTTGGCGCACACGACACGAACCTGTACGACACATTCAAACCGATGGCAGGCTGCACCCTATTCAACGATCAGATAAGAATGATTGGCGCGCCACTCAGGGTGCATCACCTCAGACCATTCCACGCGCTGACCGTCGCGGAACATACAGGCAACGTCGTACTCGGCTCATCTATCCATACAGACAAGAACAAAGCCGAAGATGAAGTGTGGCGAATGTTATCCATCGCAGAAAACTTGGAGATCGTTCCGCAGTCAGATGCTTGGCAACTGGTCAGCAACACACGCGCCACATCAGCACAACCACAACTACCGCAATTAGGCAATCCATCAACAACTATCGGTTCACTAGCGCGATCAGGATACGGAATCACACCACACGCAATAGAACAATGGATCATCAGCCTGTCATGATCATCATCTATCTGATTGGTGTCGCAGGTGTAGGCAAAAGCACCACAGTCAAACAACTCACCAACGACTGGACACTACGAATGGAAGCAACCAAACCATTCGCCCACCGCCACTACAACACCCCATACGGCAGGGCAGTAGTCATAGGCAAAGACACAGAACCATTCGGCGGAACAGACACATTGTCCTATACAGCCATCAACCACATGAGCGACTTCATGCAGACCTGCACACAACACAACGTTCAACTCATCATCGCAGAAGGAGACAGGCTATCCAATGCGCGATTCTTCACAACCGCACAACAACACGCAACGCTGCTGCTATTCAACCTTCAAGCCTCTGATACCGTAACCGAACAACGACGCACACAACGCGCCCAACAACACGACAAACCATTACAGAACGCCAACTGGATCGCAGGCAGACAAACCAAAGTCACCACACTCGCCCAAACGTTCAACGCCATTCCAATAGACGCATCACAACCCACAAACATAATCATTGAAACAATCCAACAAAGAATCCAACAATGCCTATAAGACGCCCATGCCTGAACTGTGCACAACTGACAACGCGAACATCACGTTGTGAACAATGCGCCAAACTATACGAAGCACAACACCCAAAGAAACACAGACCGCACTACGCAGGCGACTACCGCAAACGCGCCAAAGCCATACGCGAAACAGCCACACACTGCTGGCTATGCGGACAAACAGCCAAGCCAAACGATCCTTGGACAGCAGACCACATCATCGCAGGCGACCCATTCAGCCCACTCGCCCCAGCACACAGATCATGCAACTCACGACGTGGCAACAAACCCATCACCCCAAAGCCCATGCCATGACCCGTCACACACTTTTTTCTATGAGGCTTGATTACAGCACCCTGATGCCGAGCCTCTGCGCATATCCGCGAAATAACTTGTTTTTGTTGGTGCCAGATTCGGCGCATCGCGCGCTCTCGCGCGTTGTAAGCGTCTTAAACGCATCAGCCCTATATCTGGGTCATGACTTTTATTTCATCACGCAAAGATCTTTACAAAGGGCAGGTATCTGATATGGGTGGTCAGGGATCAGGCAGGAAACCGAAACCAGTTGAACGCAAAGAACGTTTGGGGAATCCATCAAAGCGCGCATTGCCGAAGAACATCATCGTGTTGCCATCGGTTGAGCCAGACAAAGTTCCAGAGGCACAAAGACCGTTAGGAAAATACGGAACAGAACTGTGGGAACGTATGTGGCTATCGGGTGCCACATGGTTGAAGCCAACTGTGGATTCCGAATTGATGCTGATCTGCTGTGAGTTGATTGACGAAAGAATGTTGATGCGTGGTCGTGTCGCGACTGATCCTTCTGCTTGGCGTGACCGTCGTGGTCTGCGCGAACTGGATCGTCTGATTACTTCTTTGTTAGGTGACTTAGGTTTCTCGCCAACTGAACGCGGTAACATTTCATCGGAAGGAACGGCAGCAGGTGGATTCGCAGAACTCAATAAACGTATCGCGCAGAAGCGCGCTAGATCCTAAGGCGAAGTGGGAACCTGCGTTCTATACGCCCAGAAAAAATAAAGTTACTGACGGTGACGAGATCATTGACTTCGCTTTAAATAACTTCACGGTGCTCAAAGGTTTCCGTGCAGGCTTGGCATTGGAGTTCACAGATTGGCAGCAATGGCTTTTACGTTCTTTGTATGAACGTCGCGATGATGGTCGTCTGCGTTACCGTCGTGCGCTAATTGGTTTGCCACGTAAGCAAGGCAAGTCACTTATTGGTTCTGCCATCGCTGTGTATGGAATGGTTGCTGGCGAGGCAGGTGCAGAGATCTACGCTGTGGCTGGTGATCGTCAGCAGGCGCGCATCATCTTCGGTGAAGCCAAGGCACAGATAATGAACTCACCAATTCTGTCAAAGGAATGCAATGTGTATCGCGATGCTATTGAGATGCCACGATTCGGTTCTGTGTTCCGCGTTCTGTCGTCAGAGTTTCGCGGTCAGGCAGGACTCAACCCGTCACTTGTTTTGTTTGATGAGTTATGGAACCAACAGACAGCAGACTTGTATGACCAGATGACACTTGGTTCTGGTGCGCGTCTTGAACCGTTAGTTGTTTCAATTACAACGGCAGGCTACGACTTAGATTCTGTTTGTGGTCGTTTGTATCAATACGGCAAGAGTGTCGCAGCAAAAGAAGTTGATGACGACGCGTTTGGTTTCTGGTGGTGGGAAGCAAAGGCAGATTGCAAGATTGATGATCAACGTCAATGGCACATATCAAACCCGAACGTGGCAGAAGGCTTGCTTGATCCCGAAGATCTAATGACTGCCACAAAGCAGACTTCTGAAATGGCGTTCCGTCGTTGGCGTCTGAACCAGTGGGTACGTTCACAAGAATCTTGGCTACCTATTGGTGCTTGGGAACAGTCAGTATGCGAAGTTGAGTTTGATAGAGACACACCAACGTATGTGGGTATTGACATGGCATTGAAGCATGACTCAATAGCAATCGTGTCTGTGCAGAAGAACGATGAAGGCAAGTTCGCTGTTCGTTCAAAGATATGGCAACCATCAGATGAGGGTGTTGATGTTGCTGATGTTGAATTGTATTTGCGTGATCTGCATTTGAACTTCAACGTTCAAGAGTTTGCTTACGACCCTGCCTATTTTCAACGGTCAGCAGAAGTGCTTTCCGATGATGGTCTGCCAATGGTTGAGTACCCACAGACAAGTTCACGAATGATCCCTGCCTGCGGAAACGCTTATGAACTCATAGTTTCAAACCGCGTGGCACATGATGGTTCACCAACGTTCACAGATCAGGTATTGTCAGCAGCGCAACGTATGACAGAGAACGGTTGGCGACTATCCAAAGGAAAGTCAAAAAGAAAGATTGACGCGTGTATTGCTATGGTGATGGCATTGGATCGCGCGAACTCACGACCACGCACAGGAACAGAACCACAGGTATTGAATGTTTGGGATTAGAAAACTCACAAAGAAAATTAGAGAGCCACAAATGATATTCAGCACATTGCTTGAAGTAGTGGGCTTTGTAGCGTTGATGTATGGAATTGCTGTATTCTCTTTGGGGATTGCATTCATTGTGGGTGGAATACTTCTGATCTTGGCAGGCGGATTATCAGCATGAGTGTGTGGCGAAAAACAGAACGACGAGCACTGCCTGTCTCTATTGACCCATATCAGGTAACAGCAAGACCAGCATTCAATAACTACTCAGGCGAGATAGTTGATGAAGTAACAGCAATGGCATCGTCTGCCGTTCTTGCCAGTGTCACCCTGATTGCCGACTCAATTGCATCAATGCCACTAGAACTTGTACGCGACGCAAATGGCAGGATACAAAAACTTCCTACGCCATCAGTGTTTGTGAAACCAAACGCGCACCAGACAATGTATCAATTCATACATCAGGCTTGCGCAATGATCGCGCTACATGGCGTGGACTTCATCTATGCACCTATCGCTTCTAATGGTTTGCCTGTTGAGATGCGCAACCTTCCGCCGAAGTCTGTGGCAATAACTATTGATAATGACGAGATGATCTACACATACAACAAAACAAGAATGACTAAGGATCACATACGTCAAGTGTCTTGGTTAGATCTTCCAGATCGTTTGCGTCCTATCTCCCCATTAGAAGCACAACGCAACACTATTGGAATGTCTATTGCTATGGATAGATTTTTGGCGCAGTTCTATGGCGAAGGTGCCACACCATCATCTGTATTGGAAACAGATCAGGCTATGTCAAAAGATGCAGCAGAAGTATTGCGTGACACTTGGGAAGATGCTCACTACAAACGACGCAGACCTGCCGTACTGACCAACGGTTTGAAGTGGAAACCAGTCACAACGTCTGCTGCTGATATGCAGATGCTTGAACATCGTGAAGCCATTGTGCGCGACATTGCCCGTACCTATCGTGTGCCATTGCATTTGATTAACGGCACAGGCGGTGACTCACAGACTTATCAGAACATTGAATCTGCTGGTATCAACTTTGTGCGCTACACATTGTTGCCATACATGAGAAGGCTTGAAGATGCCCTGTCAGAAATGCTGCCTATTGATCAACGTGTTCGTTTCAATGCAGATGAGTTTCAACGTGCAGATCTAGGAACAAGAGTTTCAGCACAACAGACAATGATCATGTCAGGAACACTTACACCAAACGAAGCGCGAGCGATGGAGAACCGCGAACCATACGAAGGTGGCGACCAGTTCGTTCTTGGCATCGCAGGTTCACCTGTTGCTGGTATTGATGGTGGAGATCTGCCAACCCTCGGCACAGATAAAGAACCACCACTATGAAGTCAATAGCGGTAACAGTAACTACATCACCAACGTTGGTTATAGCAGCAGACAACATTCCACGCACTTGCTATTTGCATTCATCGTCTGGTTCCCTTTATGTCGGTGGCAATGATGTGAGTGCTGCAAATGGTTTGCACTTATCTAATGGCTCAACCATTGAACTGTTTGTACCAACTAACGAAACTCTCTATGCAATCACAAGTGCTAGTAGTCACACAATGCGTGTCCTTACACCTGATGTGGATTAGCCATGATTGAACTGCGTTTGTTGCCTGATAATTACAGACCTGCACTTGCCGATGATGTTCCAGAAGATCGCGCGTGTGGCAACTGTTCTTTCTACGATGAAGAAAACATAAGCGAAGATGGCACAAAAGCGTACTGCACGAAATGGAATGACTACGTTGATGGTGCTTACTATTGCAACGCTTGGCAACCATACGAAGAACAAGAAGAAGAATACATTGGTGAAGATGAAGAACGTGCTGTCAATCTTTCCGCGCCAGAGTTCATGCGCGCTAACGCCAAACGTGGTTTGAAGTATCACGAAGAAGGATTGTCTGGTGATGGTTTGAAACCACAAACAGTTGAAGATGCGCGGTCAATGGCATCAGGCGACGTCACTGAGGAAAAGTGGCGCAAGATCGCACCTTGGATTGCGCGACACTTGGTTGATCTAGAAGCAGAAGGTGTCGCAGAAGGAGACATAACGGCAGGCATGGTGGCGCACTTGCTTTGGGGATCTGGTACTACAAAGGCAGCAGCCACACGCGCAATGCAATATGCAGAAGGTGTTGTCGCAAGATTAGAAGAAGAACGCTCAAAGTTGCAAGATAGTCGCACAGTGCCAAGTTCATTTGATAACATTCGCAATACTATGACCGAAACAAATACAATCAATTGGGTAGTGCGCGACGAAACAGAAACACGTCGTATTGCTTTCTCAAACATGGAAGTTCGCGCGTCGGAAGATGGCACCAAACTTATTGGGTATGCAGCAGTGTTTGACTCTCCATCGGAACCACTACCATTCACAGAGTTTGTACGTCGTGGCGCATTTACGAAAACACTTAACGACGGTGCAGATGTTCGTTTGCTTATTGACCACGAAGGTGTACCACTAGCGCGCACCAAGTCAGGCACTCTTGTCCTCACCGAAGATGATCGCGGACTTCTAGTTGAATCAGATCTTGACCCAATGAATCCTGATGCTGCTCGTTTGATCTCTGCATTGCGTCGTGGCGACATTAGCCAAATGAGTTTCGCATTCCGCACCGTCAAAGATAACTGGTCAGATGATCGTCAAACGCGCGAACTACGCGAAGTGCAATTGTTTGATGTTTCAGTAGTTACTTTCCCTGCATACGAAAGTACCGTTGCAGAGTTGCGCGCCAAACAAGATGTTGCTACCATCATTCCGACGAACACACTCAGTCTGCGCAAACGCCAGATTGAAATTGCTCGCCACAAATAGCACAGCCGACCAGAAGCCGAACACGGTTCACTTCGTAGGTCACTTTGGAAAACACAAACCAATAAACCCACAAAGGAAAACCTAATGTCATATTCAGACACCCTCGCAGAGAAGCGCAACGCGCTCCTTGCACAAGCAGAACAGATCACCGTTATCGCACAAGACGAGAAGCGTGAACTATCCCAAGATGAAGATGCAAAGATTGCATCTGTTCTTGATGAAGTCCGCGCACTTGACGGACAGATTGAACAGCACGTTGAATTAGAAAAGCGCGCTATTGAATCCAAAGAGATCCGCAAAGAGATTGGTGTTGAGTTCAGCACCACAGTTGTCAAGTCAGAGCCACGCACTTATGCGCCACAGGCAGACACTTCATTCATTCGTGATGCTTACGCTGCACAGTTCAACAATGACTACATGGCTTCACAGCGTCTTGCACGTCACATGGCAGAAGAACAAGTTGAACGTCGTGACGTAACATCAGCAGCCTTCGCTGGCTTGGTTGTTCCTCAGTTCCTTACTGACTTGGCTGCACCGTTCGCTCGTGCTGGTCGTGTGACCGCTGATCTTGCGCGCAAGCATCAACTTCCAAACGAAGGTTTGACACTGAGCATCAGCAAGGTGACTACTGGTTCCGCAACTGCATTGCAGACCGAAGGTGCTGCCGTTCAAGAAACAAACATGGACGACACGAAACTTGACCTCACAGTTAAGACTTTCGCAGGTCAGCAGAACGTTTCGCGTCAGGCATTAGAGCGTGGAACAAACATTGACTCGCTTGTAATGGCAGACCTTGTTTCTTCATACCACACGGTTTTGAACACCGCTGTTGTTGCTGAACTTCTTGCATCCGCAGGACAGACAGTTACTTACACCGATGCTTCCCCAACCGTTGCTGAGATGTATCCAAAATTGGTTGATGCAATCCAGAAAGTTCAAACAACTTTCTTTGCTGGACCGAACGCAATCATCATGCACCCACGCAGACTTGCTTTCATTTTGGCAGCAGTTGATGGTCAGTCACGCCCACTTGCAGTACCAACCCCATCGTCTTCAGGTCAGCCTGCATACGCATACGGAAGTGGCGCACCAATGTACGGCAACTCTGGCTACAGCATCTTGGGATTGCCTGTTTACACAGACGCAACCGTGAGCGTTGTTCAAGGTTCTGGTACAGATCAGGACACCATCTACATTGGTAACACGCAAGAGTTGCATTTGTGGGAACAAGGTTCTGGTGAGCCGATGATGCTTCGCTTTGAGCAACCAAAGGCTGCTGAACTTGACGTCACAATGATCGTGTACGGATACAGTGCGTTCACAGCCAACCGTTACCCGAACGCTTGGGCGCAGATCAACGGTACTGGTCTCATCACACCAACGTTCTAACGAACTAGAAACATTTGGCTGGTAGTGTGGGGACTACCAAACCAATGTGGAACGAGAAAAAATGTCAAAGTATATTGAGTCACTTCTAGTTGAACGCGCTGGATATGCGCGACGTGGGAAAAAAGATCGCGTCAAACAAGTTGATGACGCACTTGCCGAACTTGGCTATGTTCACAAGTATGCCGAAAAGTATTCTGAAACAGAATCAGCATCTATTGAACCAGAAGCAGAACGGGCAGTCACGCCACGCGTAACTAAGCGCAAAGGATAAAACACAATGGCAATCACTAATGGTTACTGCACACTTGCAGAGATCAAAGCAGCATTGCGTGTTACCGATTCAACTGACGACACACTGCTAGAAAACTCTATTGAAGGTGCGTCACGACGCATTGATGGATACTGCGGTGCGTTCTTCTATCAAACATTGAAAACAATCAAAGTCTTTACAAGGTATGACTACTATTGTGCGATTCCAGATCTTGCTAACACAACTGGATTGGTAATCAAGACAGATGATCTAGGCAATCAAACCTTCTCAACTACGTGGTCTGCTTCGGACTATATGTTGAACCCAACTGATACTTCTTTGACTGGTGTTCCGTACCGAAAGATTGTAGCGATTGGTTCAAAAACTTTTCCGTTGTTCAACGATCCGCAAAGACCATCGGTTGAACTTACAGGAACGTTTGGTTATCCATCTGTGCCAGATGACATTCGTGAGGCTTGTGTGCTGCTCGCTATGCGTGGCTTCGCGCGTTACAACTCTGCACTAGGCGTTGTTGGTTTCGCAGATATGGCTATCACCGTTCGTGCCGTTGATCCTGACGTGCGTGACTATCTAATGCCATACAGACAGAACGTTGTCGCCTAATGCCAGCGACAGTCTCGCAAGTCGCTGAAGGAATCAAGACACGTCTGGCAACGATCACAGGACTTCGTGCGTTCTCGTATCAGACGGAACAGATGAACACACCACCGTTTGCTTATCCTGAATTGACGCAAGTTGAGTATCACCGCGCGTTCGGTGGCGGTGACGTTGTTATGACGTTCATCATTCACGTTGTTGTAGGTCGCTACACAGATCGCACAGCCTTCGGTTTGTTAGATGACTTCCTGTCATACTCAGGCACCAAGTCAATTCGCGCTTGTCTTGAATCAGATAAGACTCTTGGTGGAGTTTGTCAAACATTAGTAGTACCATCAGGTGCAGACATTTCAAGTCTTGGCGAGGGTGGCGCAGAGTTCTTGGAAATACAACTATCACTTACAGTTCACGCATAGGAAAACAAATGACTTCATACAAGATTATTTCAGATCGTTTAACGATTGGAAAACAAGGTCAGACTATTGACGACGACGCATTGAATGGTGCTAACATACAAGCGTTGATTGATGGCGGACACATCGCAATTGTCAGCGCAAAACAGACCTCAGAAAACACAGAATCAAAGGACAAGTAGATCATGGCAAAGTTAGTTCTCACAGACGCGTCAGTAACAATCAACTCAATTGCATTGAGTGATCACGCGAACAGCGTGACATTGAATTATGAAATTGACAGTGTTGAGACCACCGCGTTCGGTTCAACTGGTCACACTTTCACTGGTGGTTTACAAAACCTGTCTGTTGAAGTTTCTTTGATGCAGGATCTCGCAGCAGCAAACGTTGAAGCCACGATCTATCCTTTAGTTGGTACTACAACCACACTCGCGTTGAAGAACAGTTCTGCTGCAACATCAGCAACCAACCCTTTATACACCATCACTGGTGCATACCTCGCTTCACATACACCACTTGCTGGTGCTGTTGGTGAATTGGCAATGACCACATTGACGTTCACTGGTGGAACAATCGTCAAGACAACTTCTTGATCTAACTACTTCACGAGAAGGAAAACAAAATGAAAATTGCAATGACTGTCGTATATAACGACGGAACAGAAAAGAATCTTGAAGCGGTGTTCGCTGACTTCGTAGCGTTTGAACGTGTCTGGTCACGAAGCGTTACCAAGTTTGAGGAAGAACTACGCCTGACTGATCTAGCGTGGCTTGCTTGGCATTCTGAGAAACGACGCAGAGAAACAACACAACAGTTTGATCCTGATTGGATTGGATTGATTGAGGAAATAAAGATTACAGAAACCGATGA